GATGGTTTTGTAACGATGAATGATTTCGCTCATGTAGCGACCATAAGTTTTGTAACGGAGGTTCCGGGGAGCATCCTTGAGTTTTGTTACAGAATCACAAACTCGGTCGATGAGTATTGGTCGCAAGAGTTTTGTAACGGAACGGAGCCGGTCACATTCGGCGGGGTGAGTTTTGTAACGACCCTTCACGGCGAGCGGTTCCGCTCGTCCTCCGTAGGAGACTGTTTTGTAACGGGCGGCAAGACCCATGAGGTCGCGGGCTTCGGATTCAAGGAGGTGGCAGCGACTTGAGTTTTGTAACGGTTTTGTTACTCTACGGTTTTGTTTTACTACTCTATGGTTTTGTAACGGCTTTCTCTCTCTATGTTTTGTAACGGCTCTCTCTCTCTAAAGTTTTGTAACAGCAATTGTTTTGTAACGGCAATTATTATAACGTAACAATATGTTTTGTAACACTTCATTGTTTTGTAACACTTCATGACGCAAATAATGCAGGGGTTTAAGTGCGATGGCCCCTATGTTGTTGTCACAACAGCGACAACAACCCGGATGGGTAGGCGACAGTAATGGACAAGTGAAAAAATGAAGAAGATAACCGATGAGGAATGGAACGAGATAAATGAAGCGATAGCGAAGGACGGCGACGGAAGAGCAACCGGCCTATACTACGCGCCGGAAATGAGATGCGAGAAGTGCGGAGACATGACCGACCGAAACGAGATGATATGGGTCCGGGTACGAATTATCATACCCCCCTATGGACGGAGAGAAATGTGGTGCAAGGGCTGCGCCGAAGAAGAGTAGGTGAAAAAATGGTACACAAGAGAATGAACGATGAAATGAGAATGAAGAACGAATGCGAGAGGGGCGAGTATGACGGCAACATCCACAGGTGGAAGTTACTCGATATGCCGCGATGGTTCGGTGATGATGCGATAGAGGTCGGACAGGGCAACACAGACAGCCCTGAAACGTTCCTACCCTGCGCATACCTAGCCGCCCGGTTTGTATGCACCCAATGCGGCGTGGTGATATGGCAAGAGTCAATGTTTGATATTGGCGAGGGTCACATAATGCCCTACCGAATCATCAACGGCAAAAGGGTTGAGACTCCGAGTGATGATGAGGACGAATGGACGATGAATTATGACAGCCATTCAAGTTAGTGGCCCTGAGTTTTGTAACGGTTTTGTAACGGAGGTAACGGTTTTGTGACAGTAGTAGGTAACCTGAGTTTTGTTACGGTTTTGTAACACTCTCTCTTTACTCTCTCTATGTTTTGTAACGGAACGACAACTTACAACTATTGAAACGTAACAAAATATGTTTTGTAACGTTGGAATAATGACAATGGTAGAGGAACTCAACCGTAACAAAACCATAGTGTGCAAACTACAAACCGTAACAAAACCACAGCCTTATATATCCCCACCGGGTTCCCCTATTATGGACACAAAAAAGGAGAACGTTCAAAGCGTAACAAAAGAAAGCCCGGCGTGCCACCATTGCGGCGACACCCGAACAATTGAGGTTTGGTTCACCCGAGGGTGGCCCTATGGGGAGAACCGGATTGTGGCCTGCGTCAAGGATGGGCGCGGCCTTCGACCCTGTGGGTCGAAATACTCCGAGCCCTGCCCCGAGGACGAGAGACACCGCCTACCGGAGGAGGATTGAGATGAGTTTTGTAACGTGGTTGGCTGCTAAAATCGCCCGACCCATTCTCACGATTGACTACGGTTTTGTAACGGGGCATGAGTGTAGATGCCAACAAGGTCAGATATGCGGAGAGTGCGCCACATGAGTTTTGTAACGCGGGGTTATTGGGTTTATCTCTTTCTAAGTTTTGTAACGATGACTTCGTTCATAATATTCCTTTCTTGAGTTTTGTAACGGTTCTCTCTCTCTTTGTTTTGTAACGGCGACACCGTGAAACTTACAATTAAATAGATGTAACAATATGTTTTGTAACGGCGGAATAATAGTAAAAACGTCAGGTTCATAAGGGACCACCTGTTGGGAGTATCATGGCACAGAAACAAGGAATAATCATCAAGACGGACGGCACAATAGAGGACACCACGATAGACGGGCTCAAGGACATGCAGGCAATTGTCGGCGGGCTGATTGAGAGGGCATGCTCAGTCGAAGACGCGGACATGTGGTGCAATGAAGAGGGGCTACTACTGCACTTTCCTATCAACCACAAGGCAACGGAACTCAGGGCGAAGGACGGGGATGCACTCCTGTCTCGCTTTCCCGTCGTTGGGGATGTTCTCATTCTTGGCGCATGCGACCATTGCGGCGATAGCGGCAATGTGAGTCAGGCAGCGAGAGATGCGGTGGCAGCAGTATGAGTTTTGTAACGGGGGTAATGTATGCCTTTCTCATTTTATCATTTTTCTTGTGGGTAACTGCTGAGTTTTGTTACGGGGGCGAACAGTAAGTTTTGTAACACTCCGCGCCGTGTGTCCATCATGCGTCACTAAGCCCTCCCCCTATGTTTTGTAACGCATGGGCTCGTAGAGAAGTGGGGGGAGGCAACTTAGGTTTTGTAACGCTTTTCTCTTTCTCTTTCTGTGTTACAAAATCGCTTACAATTATAAATATGTAACAATATGTTTTGTAACGGGGAAATAATAGTAAAAATCAAGGAGGGTCCACAGATTCCTCAGACTCATTGATTAATTCGACTTCAACGAAGGCATCCTCCGGCATTATAAGTTTCAGCACTTCCGCAGGTGGGCGGACAACTGAAAAACGCCTAGTCCGTTGAAGGAGGTTACCATCAGCATCACAAGTCCTAACAGTTTCAATCTTGAGCCACCCTTTCAGGTCATTTTCAAACTGCACCTAGCCACCCCCTATCACGCATGCGCCCAATCAATTTCCTACTATGGACTTCTCGCTCTTGCCTCCATGAATCCTCATTTATTTTGAGTGTCCCTGTGTCAATGTGCTTCTGCAATTCAGTTTCAAAGTCAATATCAGTTCGTAGTGCGTGAGCGAAGAAAGTTATTATTCCGTCCTCCTTGTGGTTACTGATATGCACCATTTCGGGCTCAATCGAAGCAGGGAGCAAGAGCGGAAGTTCGACATCCCATGAATGCGTTGCATCGCTATTTTGCTTCTCCCCAATCACCCTTTGCGGTCGCTTGAACATAGTAATTGTATGGCTCTTCAAAAAGTGTGCGTGTAGGTCGTTGTTAGGGTCAATGGGGCCAAAGTCCTCAAGGCTCAGAAGTGCCATGAGCGGAACCTTGATTTTCCCTTCCCTGTTGAGTTGGCCGAATGTCGGGTCAATGATGAAATTAGGCGTTCTCACTACAATATGCCCGTCATAGCCCGTCCCGCTTGGCCCGTAGTGTTTGGGGTTGCTTCGGTAATCGTCGGGGTATCGTGGGTCGTTTCCATCGTGGCCCTTGTGCCATAGTTGAAGTTGATACTCTCCGTGCCGACTTCGGCCGAAGGCCGCAAGGTCCGAGCATACCGGCACGGCCGGGATTTTGAAGGTTGCCGCCATAGCGTTACAAAACAACATCGAGTCTGTGATACATGAGCCCGCCTCGGTGAATCCTCGGACGGTTTCGTTGTAGTCTTTCAGTTCCCCCATGACGATTTGAATGGCCTCTTCTTCCGTGTAGGTTTTCGGCTCGGGCTTAGGCTCCTTCGCTGCTGCCGCCTTTCGGCGGTCGGCTGCCCGCCTCTTGAATCCCATTCAAACACCTCCCGTTACAAAACACTCGGGGCATGAGGGGTTCATGTCCACACCCCCCACACTCCGAGGACTTCTCGGTCATCGCTGCTGCCCTTGTGCGGGGCCGTGTCGCAGACCACGCGGCCGGAGTGGTCGCGTAGGTGGATGTGGCGCTCTGTCGTTATCATGTAGTAGTCGGGCAGGTCGTCGCCGTCGCTCCCTGCGAGTTGCCTCGCTTGGGTCTTGGTCGGGTTGTTGATTGCCGTTACAAAACTCTCCACCGTGTAGGAGGCCCGGCGGATAACCGTCTTGCGGCTCCTAACTTTCATGCCCGCCTTGCGGCATGCTCGGATGATGTCTGCCATTTGGTGCATGTAGTTCAACAGGTGGCGCACCCCGAGGGTTGTGGCCGTCGCTGTGAGGCAGGGCGACCCTCTCATGTCGTGGTTGTTGTACTCCACCGCTAGGGTGTCCATGCGCTCTTCGCGGGCCGGGGTTAGGGGGAAGTTCACCTCGGGCTTGCTCGCTCTCTCGCCTTCCGCCTGCTCTCGGTTGCCTCCGAGGGTGATATTGAACCCGGTGACCTTCCGCTTCTGCTCGTCCGTTACAAAACTCTTCTCGTCGTTCTCGCTCATTTCGATTCCTCCGTTGCTCCCTGTTGGGGCAGGGGGCCGAAGCCCCCCACCCGCTCAGAGGGCCGCCTCGCGGTTGAAGAGGTTGGGCCCGGCTCCCCTGATGTTGATGCCTGCTGCGGCCGCCTGCGCCTCTTGGTCGGCGGGGTAGGCTACGGTCATGAAGCCCCTCTCGCCCTTGCTGTCCTGTACCACGATGACCCCGAAGCGGAAGACTCGCCATGTGGGTTTCATGCCTCGGACCCACCGGGCATAGATTGACCACTTCTCGGGGTTCTGTCGGGCCTTGTCCGCTCCGCCTCGCTGCTTGATGGTGCGGGCTGTCACGGTCGCAGCGTCGAAGTCAAGGACAGCAATGCCCTTGATTATCTGCTCATATCGGTTCACTACGTCGGTCCTGATGGCCTGCTCTCCGCCCTCGGGGAAGTAGCCCCCGCAGCAGCGCACCACACCCTCAACGGACGCCTGCCTCTTGCCCCCGTTGCACTCCATTGTGACCGGGTGCAGGTAGCCTGAGCAGCCGTCCGCCGGGCATGCCTCCGCAGCCTTCTCCGTGACCACCTGCTCCGTTTGTGTGGCCTGCCTGTCCGTGGTCCGGGTGACTATCTCGTCATCCCTCACGCCACCGTAGAGCCTGCCCTCGGTGTAGGTCGACCGGGCATAGCCCGTCTTCTCAAGGGCTAGGGTGGTGAGGTTGGCGTGGTCAAGGTCGCCCATCTCCCCACCGTAGTCGAGGACCGGCGCAGTCGAGCGGTTTGCTCTGTTGGCCCATCCTCGCAAGGTCTTCAGCGTGTACCGGTGGCTTAGGTCGGAGCGAAGGTCGCTCCGGGTCGCTGCTACCGCTCTCTCTGAGAGCGACACTCCCGCCCCATCGAAGATGGGGCCTAGTGCTGTCGTCGTTGTCGGCTTCGTTGCTCGTATGCGTAGGTGCATAGCACCTAATAGGGGGCTGCCCCCTATTAACCTGTGGCTTGCCTCTCTCAAGCAAAAACGTTGTACTGCTCTAATGCAAAAACTACACCACTCTTTAGGTAGTAGTATGCCTACCCCTTCACGGAATTTTTTTCAAATTTTTTGAAACGATTCTATACTGTGTTGGATGTATGCCATTCTTATGAGAAATAACAGTATTATTGGCTACAAATACCCTTAAAATAGCAGAAGCACTATAACAATTCAGTTGCGTCCAAAAAGCAGATATATGGTCATTAGCCTTACGCGCAATTTCATCTGCACTTAACCATCCTTGTTCTTCCCTAAAAACGCGCTCTATAGCCTCTTGATAGACTTGCCTTCGCTTCTTTGGGCCATGCTTCTTCCCTATTCGGGGATTTTGTCCTCTACTCATTACTTGTCCTCCTTATTACTCCGCCGCCAATACCCGACTTTTTCTTTCTTGACAGACCTCTAGCCCCACCAATCCATTCACCCGGTTTCATTGTAGACATTACAACGGGAACATCAGGAGATTTATAGGTAAATTGGTCAAGAGCATGGGCTAAAGCCATCGCACAATCGTTATGTCTGCCTAAATCCTCAATCAAACCCTCGCGCCAAGCGTGTTGTTCTAACTCTTCTAGTAATATATTAACTTCTTTTCGGGTAAAATCATCTCCATAAGGAAAACAAACTAACTCGCGCTCAAACCAAACTCGCATACGATTCAATAATCCCTGTTTAATAGTTCGATTACTCACCTTACTTTCACGATAGTCAATTATACCGCCCTTTTGAGAAAGAAGCCCCTCATATAGATGTTGAAACCCAACAGACTCAACCGCAAAGGCTGGATGCCCATATCTTTTATTCCAATCCATCATCATATCGGCCTGTTTATCCGGGGGAAAGTCATTACGCCTCCAAATATTCACTAAATGAATATATCCATCAGAATCTTGTCTTATACACACCATAACCGAATAATCTTGACCTAAACCATGTGCAGGGTCAAAACCAATAGCATATTTATCATCTCCCATTTTTTCATTCAGAAAAACAGCATCCATATTCAAATTTTTACGAGTCAAATTACGGGGATAAACTGCTGCCTCATCATCAATCACCTTACACAGATATTCTTGGATAAAAGACAATTCACCCATCGCGGACTTTTGTTCTAAAAGAAACTCAATAGGTCTAAATTCAGGCCATAAGGCTTCAGGTTTAATACTTGGATTAGATTTATGTTCATCCCAATTAGGAATACCCGACCAAACGCCTGATTTCCAAGCATCATTATGCAACATTTCAGTATGATAAAGGTCAACCATACTCATTGGCGTCCCTACACAATAAATAGAAGTACCGGGACTCAACATTGGTGTAACTTTCTTTCGGAACCAATGACGAATAACCGACCAATTCATATCGCCCATATCATCGAGAACATCATCAAAAGCGATACACGCAGGATGCTCCCCACGAATAGCAGCCCCAACAGAAGTAGCCCTAATCCATGCTCCATTATTAAAGTGTAATTCAAGTTTATTGCCTCTTCGTGTATTGAGATACCTAGATAATTGAGGATGTTGTTTCATATCCTCCCTAATTTCTTCAAGACGACGCATTGCCAAATCCTTACTCGCAGAAAAGAGCCAACAAGTAAAGGGTTTATTACGCCATTTTTCAAAAAGAGCAGAATGAAGTAGTTTTACCCGTAAAGTAGTTGATTTTGAATGGTCGCGGGGAGCAATAACGCAAACGCGGTGAACCTGTGAATCATCTCTTCCCCCATACATGTCTATCCATTCACCAATATGCATTCCCCAAGTATAACCTAACCACTTGTAAAAATATTGAACATCATTTCTACTTCTCTCCATAGAGAAATCCGTACTAAATTTACTCATCTAAAATCACCGGAGCGAATAAATTACCAATTAATCCTAAATCCTTATCTAATAAATGAGCGCAAATACCCGCTCTTGCTAAAACATGACCTTTTTGGAAATGCCATCGGTCATTACCTGCTAAACTTGGTAATTGGATAACAGTAGTACCACCCTTTTCGATTAAACGCTGGTGATGTAAATGCCCATGAAACCAAACATGATGTTCACAAGAGCCCCAAGCACCCCTTTCTTCAGAAGCCATTAAAAGTGGTAAATCTAAGCCTCTAATTCCATCGCCATGTGTAAATCCTATCAAATTATTACCCCATATAGAATATTGCCTAAGCATAGGATTAGTTATTACTTTAACATCAGTAGTATTTTCGTAAACAGCACCAAGATACATCATTAATGCTAAAGATGTATGTCTATCATGATTACCGCGCATAAAAATAACTTCTATAGGACAAACCGTTCTCAAAAGGTCAATATGTTCACGCGCAAGAGAACACCCGTCCATAAATATTTGTGAGGGGCTAGTAGATAGGTCTTGTGGTGTACCCTTTGTCGTTGTACCCTGTTCATTATCAACATGGAACCAATCACTACCCGTAGCAACGTATATTTTTTCAGGACGACCCGGTAAACGAGAAATTAAGTTTTCCGTTCTATCAATTAACCTTTTTCGTGCTTCTTCGGTATTATAATGTGTACCCGTTTCATCAATCCAGCATTCTTCACCGAAATGAAGGTCTGTAGGGGAAATAACAACCGCATAAGGTGCAGCACTCTTCATTTTTCGATTTTTGGGAGTTTTAGGAGCCAAATTCTTGTTAGAAAGTGCTTGTCGAAACTCATTAAGCAAAGTAAAATCAAGATTTCGCATTCTATCAGCATCATTACTTACTTCTCTCCAAAACTTCTTATTTGCCTTTTCCAATACCTTGTTTCTTTTACTTTCAACTAATTCAAGTACCAAAGATTCTTCTGAACGAGATTTCATGTCCTCATCTGTGAAAATATCCATCCCATGACTCCACTTATGGGCTTTAATGTAATCATGAATGTATAATTCAGGAAGAGAAAATTTTCTGCTTAACTCTCTCATATTCAAGCCTTCTCCCCCATCAGAGTAAGCCTTTTTCATCTTTCTATGGGTTTCACCGTCCATTTTTACCATTTGATTTACCGATGGTAAGAAAGTAATGTATATGTCTTCTTTTTCGTCATAATAGATACTCACACGCGAGGAAGAAGATAATTTTAGTTCAGGTTTAATATATCCAAACCCTTCCTTCTTCCATCGAAGAATAGCGTTGCGCCACCCCTGAAAACTTCGTGTTGGCTCAATACTATGGAGATACCGAGCAAACTCACTATCAGTAGCAAATCCTCTTTCTTTCGCTATACGCTCTATAATCTCTTTGCCGCCCCACAATTTGGTCCGACCACCGAAAGCCCTCTGCCCCATTGAGCATATTGAACATTGACTGCCTTTTAACCGTTCCTTTTTTTCGTTAATTCCATATATTACTGAAAAATTAAATCGTGCAACTGAAAGCCTCTTTTCTAATTCTTCAATTCTTTCAAAGAGAGACTTTTGAGAAAGCGACCTTTCAAAGTCTAAAAGAGTAGTATTGAATAGTAAACAAAGAGTAATTTCTATACTATAGAAGAAATAAAAGAAATACTGAACAATAGAGCAGTATATCGCTTTATTTTTTCTGAAAATCACCGAATAAACGAAAATTATTATAGATTTGGCCTAATGTTGATAAGGCACTTCTATATTTTACGAAATATGGCAGAGAAGGCTGCATGGTGGCAATTTTGGCGACCTGAGCGAGAAGTTATGGCTTCTCAGCGAATTTCAACGGATAAGACCTTCAGAGCGGTTGCTGGCATTCCTGACATAATGAGAGATACAGAAAGATTGCAGAAAGATAGCAATTATGACAACGAATTTGATATGTACGACCTTATGCTCAAACTTGACCCCGAATTGAATGGTGCGGTTCGCGCAGTTAGTCTAACAGCCAATAATTACGAAATTAATTACGATAGAGGCAAAAATGCGCTTATTCGTGATGCCATTAAAGATTTAGTAGAGGACACCCTAGATTTTGATGACATTCTTATCAATTCTATGCGTAATATGATGGTTTACGGAAATGACATCAATAAAATCGTCGGAGCAGATAATCTCGGGATAACCGATTTACAAAGCCTTCCTATTAAGCAGATAACCATTGTTGATGAGAGAGGCGGCATAGATTCGGTTTTTGACGCTAGTGAAGATAGCCCCATTATAACCGCAAGTAAATATTTGTTAAGGGAAATGAAACTCAATGCCCGCGAAATACCCGCTAATGAGATTCTACACATCAAGATTGATTATCGCAGTAATTGGTTTGTAGATAATAGAGGCCGTAATACTTATGGAATTTGGGGTGCTTCTCGTTTTTCGTCCTTGAAGCAAGCCATACGCATGAAATACAATTCAATGAATAATCGCCTTTCACTTGAGGATTCTATGACTAAACAGTTTATCTCAATAGACAAGTCAGCAATAGAACATATTCAAGACCCCGCAGAACAAAGTGAAAGGCTTACACACATAGTAGATGAAGTTATTTCCCTCTTTGAAGGACTACGGGGCGACCAAATTCCCGTTCTTCCTCATTATGTTGAATTACATCATATTGATTTGGAAAATAGCCTTCCCGATAGTGGTGGATTTTTAGATGCTATTAACAGCGATATTGCCGCAGTTCTTCAAGTGCCGCGTGTAGCCGCCGGTCAGGAAAGAGGAAGTACCTTTGCTGCTACTTTTAACGCAAATCTATGGGCGGTTCAAGCAATTAGCCGAATGCATAGTATTCTTGCAAGTCATTGTCGTGATTTATTTTCAATTCATCTCAATCTTTTAGGAATACCACACAAAGCATCTGATTTACCCTCAATACGATTTGATGCAATGGATAGCGAAACCCCTCTAAATGTTATGCAAAGAGTAGTAATGGGTTATGATAGTGGGATTCTAACGCTTAATCAAACACTTGATATGCTAAATCTTCCTCTTGATAGCGATGGCGACGAAAGAAAGGACTTGAACCCTATTGAAAGCAACGAAGGTGATTTACCCGATGAAAATTCGCAGCCGGGGGCCACCGACGTTGCCAAATAATCAATGCAAGACTGTGCCTAATCTGTCATTGGTAAAGATTGAAGAATCACTCCTAGCGTAAGGTGGCTATGAGTGAAAGCGATGATGACGGTGAGAATGTCATACAGGAATTGAATGCCCGCTTTCAAGAATTACGCACGTTAATAATTACCATTGGGTCAATTTTGGCTATGTTAATGGCCGGTCTAAATGAGGTTGGCTTCATTGATTTTGCTGTGGATAAAGTCGTTGATTTGGTAGAGGATGACCCCGGCCTCAACCCTTACCTCGATGATTGTGAAGAAGTTTGGAGTTTAAATGAAGACCATTATATTGTTGATAATGATATTATTTTCTCGGTGTCTATTGCAGATTTAGCACGATGTAATAATGTGCATACTGTGGATTACAATATTACTGTTGATGGGTTGGCTACAAACGGCACAAGTCCTGAATTTCGGAACCAACATAGTTTCGTGGAACAACTTGATAATATGAGTGAAGGAACCCACCATGCCGTCATTGAAGTCACTAATGGGACAATAGCCCTTTTCAAAGTCATTACACTAGATTTTGAGTATGATGAAGGAGAGCAAGCCGCAGCAGTTTATGGTTGCACAAATGAAACGGCCCTTAACTATAACGCGAGCGC